AGAGGTGCCGAATGTCGCGATTGCCACCGGCCTTAAAAGTGCGCCAGTGATAGGCGCAGGCATTGGCCTCCCACTTTGGGGATTGCCGGGACCAGGCATCCCAGTCGGCCAGCATGTTATCTCCGACTGAATGGAGGCATTGACCGACCTCGATCCAATAGTCGTAATCATCAGCGCGTGATGAGTTGAGCGCATCAAGCCAGATGCGCGCCCAGTCTTCATCGGTGCGATCACTTTGTGGCTGCGGCTGTGGAAGCTGCAGCAAGGGGGCTGGGTCTTGCTGCTTGCGCTGCATCTGCTGCAGCAGGACCGATGGCGCTTCTGCGATTGGCAGATCATCAGGTGATCGATCTTTGAGCCAGCGGTAGGCGCCGGTCATGGGGTGGGTGCCGGCCACGACGGACTGACAGCCGGACCAGCGAAGTTCGAGCTGCTCGCCTTTGATGGAGCTGCGCAGCTTGGTGGTCTTGATGGTCGCCCAGAATGGTTCGGGGACCTGATAGATGATCTGCAACCGGCCATCGCGGCCAGAGGTTACCGCCCAGGATTTGGGGAGATCACGAAGGGGTGCGCCGATCTGCTCTAGGACTTCGGACGCGCCGAGGCCGTCGTGATCGACGAACAGCAGACCACCAGATTGGGGACCGGCTAGAACGCCGATTGCAACGGCACGGCCGGCATTGATCTCAACGGCGAGCTGCTCGCGCGAGATGGGATTCTTCTGCCATTCCGGTTGATAGGGACGCTTGTCGTTGCCGACTGCTACGAGCGCGCACGCGGATGGGAGCCGCTCGAGCTGAGCGACGAGGCTGATCGGGTCCATGCTGACCTGTGGGGTCCCGAAGTTTAGCTAGCAGGTTGGCAGGTTGGAGAGTAGATCTTCAACATCTGAAACAGAACGCGCCACGCCCGCCACGCCACCAGCGCTGCGGACGACGCCCAACCACGCCTGCTGCTCTGACCTGAGTCTGCCCGTGGGTGTCTTGACCTCGATGGATGTGAACACCGCCAGCCGTCGGCCGACCATCTCGGGCGTCACGGTGATGGTCCGCCAGCCGATCAGGTCAGCAGATCCCCGTGCCAAGCCGAACGTGACCAGCCTGCCGGTGCGCGGGTCAGGCAGGCTTCCCACCTGATTGCGGAACAGGCGCAGGTCAGATCGGGAACCTACCGCTAGGCGTATCTGCTGCTGCAGGGTGGTTTCGGCGTTGGCCATCCTTCAGCGACCTGGCGTAGAGCACATGTTTGGCCCACGCTACGGGGTTGCGCATGTTGCGGGCATGGCCGATGGCGATGAGCTGCTGAAGGGTCTGAGCTTTGCCTTGCTCGCGGCGGCGGAGTTGCACATCAATGCGCTTCAGCTCCTTTAACTCGCCGTCAACCTGCTGCATGGGACGGCGCTGCTCTGGCGAGCAGTTCGCCCCGCAAACCGGGCATTGCGGGGCTGGCCTGAACGCCGCAAAACACGCCGGGCAGGTGCGCACTGATGGCGCTTGCTCGTTGCCGCTTGCGCGTTTGGCCCCATGCTCGAGCGACCACTGGCGGATGTCATCGGGAAAGCCGTGCCGGGTCACGTTGCCGACGTGATCGAGGATGATCGCGGCATCCTTGCCTGGCGCTGGCCGCAGAACGCGGCCGACCTGCTGCAGATACAGCCCCAGCGACTGGGTGGGTCTGAGCAGGATGGCAACGCTGGCGGCCGGGATGTCGAAGCCCTCTGAGACGACGTCGACCGTCACCAGCACCCGGATTGTGCCAGCTGCAAACGCCGCGACCACGGCATCCCGATCGGCTGTCCCGCCCAGCAGCAGCGCTGCACTGATCCCTGCCGTCTCAAATGAGTCTCGAACTGAGACGGCGTGATTGACATTGCAGCAGAACGCGATCGCCTGCTGTGCCTCCGCGAGGCGTTGGTAGTGGCTGATCGCGTCGCCGGTGACTGTTGGCCGGGTCATGGCGGCCGCTGCTTGGTCGTTGGCGTAATCACCAGCACGACGGCGCAGCTGCGACAGATCTGCCACGATTGGCGGCGCAAAGATCCGCGCAGGTGATAGGTAGCCGGCCGAGGTGAGCATCTGCACTGATGGGCCTTCGATAAGCGCATCGAAGCTGTCGCCAAGGCCGCGGCCGTCAAGGCGGCAAGGTGTGGCGGTGACGCCCAGGCGCAACGCACCAGGCCAGTGGCTGATGATCTGCGACCAGGAGCCAGCCGCGGCGTGGTGTGCCTCATCGATGATGATCAGGCACGGCTCCCAGTCGAGCGTGGCAAGCCGGCGCACGAGCGTTTGCACGGATGCGACCTGGACTGTTGCATCTGCACGTTGAACGCCAGCCGCGATGATGCCGTGCTCGACGCCGGCGGCGGCCAGTTTGCTGCTGGCCTGATGGATCAGCTCACGGCGATGCACAAGGATGAGCACCTTGCGGCCGCGAGCTGTGGCGCTGGCCGTGATGGCGCTGAAGACCACGGTCTTGCCCATGCCAGTGGCGCCGACCAGAAGCGGGGCGCGGGCACCTGAGCGGTAAGCATTGCGCAGATCGTCGATTGCTCGCTGCTGGTAGGGGCGGAGATTCATGTCACAGCTTCGGTTGCTTTCTGGACATGCGACAGTGCGCGCTTGATCTTTGTTGCTGCTGATGGTTTTCTGGTGATGGCCAACTGTTGCAGTTTCATCAGGGCATGTTGCGCCTGTTTTAGACGATCAGTAGCATCACGCCAGGCGCTTTCGTACAGGTCAAAGTCCTGCACGACCACTTCGCCAGGTATGTAACTACCAACGGCGCTGATATGAACAAAGCTCGGATGCGCTTGATCGTCGCGAATGATCTCGACTGAGCGGATCATGGTCCGCGCTTGATGCTCGCGATGCAGTTCTGCGGCGACTTCATCGTTCCACTCAAAAGCTGGATGGAGTGGTGCATCGTCCGGCCTGGCTTCATCGACCACTAGAGGGGCAGTGAGTTCGCCATTGTCTTGATAGATGCGGTGCAGTTCATGACCGACCGTTTGAGCATCAACGCCAGCAACACGCCAGCCGTTACGGAACTGATACTGATTCATGGTTTGAAATAGTGAAAAGAAAGTGGCGCAGCCGTTACCGGCCACGCCGAACCGTTGCTAGCGCTGCCAGCGCAGCCAAGGCACGCCTGCCGTGCCTGGCCAAACCCTGCCCACCCAGCCATGCCTGACCATGCCACGCCTGCCATGCCACGCCACGCCTCGCACAGCCAAGCCTTGCCATGCCACGCCACGCCTGCCATGTCACGCCACGCCTCGCACAGCCATGCCTAGCCTCGCCTGCCATGCCACACCCCACCAGGGCGGGCCTCGCCTCGCCTTGCCAGCAATACCGTGCCATGCCATGAGTTGCATTGCTGGTGGCAAGGATCAGAGGATCTCAAATAGACCGAAGCCCAGACCGGCGCTCATCTTGGAATCAGGCCGCCCTTCACCAATGCCAACCTGAAGGCCAACGCGTGAGATCAGGTTGACCACATCCTCAGCAGTCAGCATCCCAGCGTCGTAACGGATGCGCAGCGTGGCACCCCATTCGCGATAGAGCGGCCTGCAGCGCAGATCGACGACGCCAGTGGCGTTGCGCGTTGGTGCGACCCATGGTTCAGCTATACCGCTGGTGAGCCTGACCAATGGCGCGCCATCGACTCGATCGAAGCCGTCCTGCTCGACCATGAACGCCAGTTTGGCGTGCGTCATCTTGAAGCCGCACGCTCGACAGGCGCTGATGGCAGCGTTTCTGAACGCAGCGGCATGAATGCCTTCCCATCCTTCGCCCGCGATGTGCTTGGCACCTTCGTAGAGAGCGTCGAAATCTTTGGGGTCGCGGGTTTTCTTGGACTTGGCAGTGCTGCCAGCCTCTTGCGTCTGGCGCATGATCTCCATGGCTTTGGCGCTGAAGCGATTGATCACCAGCGGCGCAGTGCCACGGATGTTCAGGCTGATGCGACGGAAGTCTGGCGCCGTGATCGCCACGGCAGTTGTTGCTGTTGCCATTGCTGGTTTGTGTGTTGTGTGGTGCCGGCTGTGCCGACGCTTCAGACCATAACCCACATGCGGTAGCATTGGCAAGCAATCCGCCGCACCCCATGGAGAACGCCGACTATCACGCGCATCCGGCTGTGAGCAAGTCAGGGCTCGACCTGATCGCTCGCAGCCCGCTGCATTACTGGGCGCGCTACCTCGATCCAAACCGCGTGTTGACTGAACCGACGGCTGCGATGCGGCTGGGGACTGCCGTCCACACGCTGACGCTTGAGGCCGATCAGTTCGAGAACCGTTACGTCACGGCGCCGAGCGTTGACCGTCGCACCAAAGAAGGCAAAGCCCGTTGGCTTGAGTTCGAGGCTGAGGCTGGTGGCCGTGAGCTGATCAGTGCCGACGATCGCGCCACGATCAGCCGCATGGCTGAGGCTGTCTGGCGGCATCCTGCCGCGGCCATGCTGCTGCATTGGCAGGGCAAGGCTGAGACCACGCACATGTGGACCGATGCCACGACAGGCGTCGAGTGCAAATGCCGCCCGGACTGGCTGACCAATGACGGCAACCTGATCGTTGACCTGAAGACGACGGAGGACGCCAGCCTGCGGGGCTTTCAGCGCAGCGTGGCGACCTACAGGTACCACTGTCAGGCGAGTTGGTATCTCGACGGAGTTCAGGCATCCACCGGCCACCGGCCTAATCAGTTCATTTTTGTCTGCGTCGAGAAGAAACCGCCCTATGCCGTGGGCGTTTATGCATCCGATGCGGAGATGATCCAGATCGGCGCCGAGACGGCTGCGCGTGATCTTGAGGTGTACGCCACCTGCAAGGCCGCTGATGTGTGGCCGAGCTACAGCGACCAGATCGAGCCGCTCAGCCTGCCGCCATGGATGCGGCCGCGGGCTGATGGCTCACTCCCTAACCCACCTGAGATCGAGACCTACTGATGGAATCCACAGCACTCACCACCACACAGCCGGCCGGCTCGGTGTTCAGCGGCATCCAAGCCTTCGAGGATGCCCAGCGCATCGCCAAGGCCCTGGCCAGCAGCACGCTGATCCCGCCGCAGTTCCAAGGACAGCAGGGCTTCGCCAACTGTCTGGTTGCGCTTGAGATCGCCAATCGAATGGGAATCAGCCCGTTCCTGGCGATGCAGCATCTGCATGTAATCCACGGCCGGCCGAGCTGGTCCAGCAGCTTCATCATTGCGATGGTGAATGGTTCTGGCCGATTCAGTCCCTTGCGGTTCGAGATCAGCGGCGAAGGCGACAGCCTTGCTTGCTATGCGGTCGCGACAGATCTGGCCAGCCAGCAGGAGCTGAAGGGTCCGACCATCACGATCTCGATGGCGAAGCGTGAGGGATGGGCGACGAAATCGGGCAGCAAGTGGCAGACGATGCCCGAGTTGATGATTCGTTACCGGGCGGCGGCGTTCTGGGGCAGGCTGTACGCCAGCGACATGCTGCTGGGGATGCAGAGCCAGGAGGAAGTGGTGGACATCGAGCCGGTCAAGGTGCGCACCGCTGAACCTGAGCTGCCTAAAACGAGCCTCGACGATCTGAACGCGCAGATCGCCGTCGAGCCTGAGCCTGAACCGGTGGATGTGATCAGCGATGAACTCTTCTGACTATCTGACCGGTCCCCAGCTGGCTGAGCGTTGGGGGCTGCACCCTGACACGCTGATGCGCTGGCGCAAGGCGGGCAAGGGTCCGCCGTACTTCAGGACTCCCGGATTCGTGCTCTATCCACTGGCCGAGGTGGAGCGTTACGAACAGGCCAACACCATTACCCACGATCAACCATGAGCTTCAAAGCAAACGGCGCACTGTTCAGGAACACCGAGGAAAAGCTGCGCGCCCGCCTGGGCGATCGCTTTGACGCGTCCAAGAATTATCCGATGTATGACGGCGTGATCAGCGTGCCGGCCGACCAGGCCTATGCGCTGGCCAACTACCTGATGAACGCCACACCGAACGATCGGGGCAACATCCCGATGCGGATCAGCGGCTGGCGGAAGGAACCTGCCAGCGGCGGCGATGCCTATGTATCGATGGCGATCGAACCCGACTACAAGACGCAAAAGGCGATCGAGGAGTCGGCACCTGCTGCGGCTGAGAGTTTGGCGGCTGCTACCGGGGGCGTGGTGGTTCAGGCTGACGTGTTCTGATGCAGCAGCATCAGCTCCAGGCGTGCGATCTCATGGACCGCGGCCTGGAGCATTTCCTGCTGGCGGTAGGTCTGCCTGAGGAGCTGGGCGGCAAGCTGCCCGGCCTTGCCATTGGCTTCAAGCATCCGGCAGTCACCTTCCAGCTTGAACAGCTTCTCAGGGGCGATCTCGACCTGCAGCCATTTGCCGAAGTCCATCGAATCGGGGCAGTTGCCCCATGTTGCCCATGAAATGCCCCCAATGCGGTGCCGGCCGCTTCTATGCGGTGATCACCAACAACGTGTATGAGAACCAGACAGTGCGGAAACGGCAGTGCCGCCAGTGCAAGCATGTGTGGTTCACGGTCGAGCTGCCGGTGAGCCGGTACGCCATCGGTTACAGCCATGAGCACATGAACAAGCCGGTGCTGCGGGTGCCGGTGGAGCTGGCTGCTGAGGTAACACCCGGCGGCCTTGCCGACTCGCCGGATTAAGAACTGTTACAGCCCCCTAGCGTGCACTGCCGGCGGTGTCCCATACTGTGTGCACGGCCGACGAGGCCGACACCCACCCCACCACGCCATGTTCACCGCCACTGCTCTGGTGATCTGGAAGCTGCTCCTGCCGCTGTTAGTGCTGGTCGCCATCATCGACTGGCTAACCGCTTCCGACGATCGCCGCGTTCGCGTCCTAGCCCGCACTGGTCTCAGTCAGCGGCAAGTCGCTGATCGCCTGAACCTCACCCGTTACCGCGTCCGCAAGGCGCTCGCATCATGATCACCAACCGCTTCTGGAATCGCGTCGGCCTGCTTGTGCTGATGTTCATGCTCTACGGCATCGGCATCGCTGCCGGCCGTGATCAGGCCACGCTGGCTCACCACCAGCACCCTGCCTGCCATCCGGGGTTGAAGCCATGACTGATGCCCCTGAGCTGCGCCGCTTTTACTTCACTATCCGCGACGCCAACGTGATCGAATGCATCTGGGCGTACAGCCTGACGGATGCCAAGGCCAAAGCAGCCACTGACTGGTTGCCGTTCTGGGACGAGATGGAATGGATCGACCCGCAACACATCGCCCGCACCATCGATGAATAATGTCTGCCTTCAGTGGGATGACCAGCAGCAGGGCCGCTACGGCGACGGCATCAGCCGCCCGAAGCCCAAGGCCCGCACACGCGAGTTCAGGCTGCTGGTGTTCAAGCCCGGCTCCCAGCCGATGACATGGATCACCCGCGCCGAGACGAAACGGCACGCGATCAAGTACGCGCAGGCTCGCTGGCCCGGCTCTGAGGTGGAGGTGGCATGAACTGCTACCGCGTCACCCTGGCGATCGATCAGGTTGAGCTGCTGGCACCGAACGCCGCCACCGCTGCGCTAAGCGCGATGGAGCTGTACCCAGGCCAGCAGGTGTTGAGCGTACTGCTTCAGCCCGACTGGGAAGACGATGACGATGACCACCCATCACTGACCGCTGCAGAGCGGAACCCGAGCCTGCGATGACCGACCACATCCGCGCCAAACTTGAAGCGCTCATCAGCGACTCGGGCATGTTCAACGCCGGCCAGGTCGAGGAACGGCTGCGGCTGTGCGCCTTGATCGATGCACGGCTAGACCAACTGGCTGGTCTGCCCAGTCACCCGCACATCTCGGCACGCCGGGAAGAACTGCTTACGATCCGCCAAGCCATGCATCCACACCAATGAACCGGGTTCAACTCGATCAGCAACGCGCCGACATGCTCGAGGCGCTTTACCAAGCCAGTGGCCGCACCTGCTGCACCTATACCGGTCTGTGGGAGGAGTTCACCCTGGACCTGGGCGCCAACTTCCGCGACACCGATTACGCCGAACTCCATGCCGCGTGCGTGCTGGCGATCGGTGAAGCCGAGAGCCATCTGGCTGACAAGCACGCGCAGCAGTGCATCCATGTGTGCCGGCAGTTCTTGCTCGGCAAGTGGGGCAATGCCTAGCCCGCGCATACCAACGCAGCGCGGTCGCAACTACACGGTGAACATCCGCATGAGCCGCGAGGAGATTGAAGCTGCCCGCAAACTTGGCGGCGGCAACATCAGCCAAGGGTTCCGGCAGGCGATCCGTTACGCCACCGAGCGCGACCTTAAGCCGGTGAAGCTGGCCACCATGTTGCGCTCAGCCGCTGTGCTGGCGCAGGACCTTGAAGATGCCTGTCAACAGTTCAAGTCTGACGCCATGAGCCGCGTCAGACGCGCTACCACCAAACCATGATTCTCTCCGACACCGAAATCGAAGATCTGATCGCCACTCAAGGGATGGTGCAGGGCCATGACCCAGAACTGATCAATCCAGCCAGCTTGGACTTACGGCTTGGCAACTTGATCATGCTCGAGTCGGTCCAGAACCACCAGATGATCCCGCTCGAGATCAGCCGGTACACGCCAGAGCACCCTTATCAGTTGGTGCCTGGACAGTTTGTGCTGGCCCAGACGATCGAGACCTTCAATATGCCCGAAGATGTGGCCGGCCTGTTCTTCCTGAAGTCGAGCCGCGCCCGCGAAGGCTACGAGAACCTGCACGCCGGCTATGCCGATCCTGGCTGGCATGACAGCACGCTCACGCTCGAGCTGAAGAACGCGCGCCAGCTGCAATCGCTGCCGATCTGGCCCGGCCTGAAGATTGGCCAGATGGTGTTCTTCCGCATGAGCCAGCGGCCAGCAGTTAGCTATGCCGTCACTGGCCATTACAACAACGACCGGCTTACCACCGTCTCGAGGCAGTTCAATGTCTGATCCCGTCAACCAGCCCGACCACTATCGCCAGGGCGAGATCGAATGCATCGACGCGATCCAAGCGGCGCTGACGGCTGAGGAGTTCCGCGGCTACTGCAAGGGCAATGTCCTCAAGTACGTCTGGCGCGAGCGCCACAAAGGCTCGTCGGAATCCTTAAAGAAAGCCCGGTGGTATCTCGACCGTCTTATCGGCAGCATGGAGCCATGAAACTGCCGCACCTCAACTGGCTCGAGCGCTGGGCGCTGCGGTTGCTGCACCGCAGCCCACGGATGGCGCTGGTCATTGTCAAGCCGATCAATACCAGCCTTGTCTCCTGGTCCGCATTGGACGATGACGAGCTGGCCGTGGCAATGGCACAGGAACTGCTCCACATGCCCGACGATGATGAGCCATTGTCGATGCAGCTCGAGCGGATTTTTCATCAGCCGGCCTACGGCGAACGGGAATGATCAGCCTGTACGACGGCCGCCTGCTGCTGGTGTGCACCTGCAGCTCACGCAACTGGCAGGCTCATGTCGTGCTGGGTCCAAAGCCTGAGCTGCAGATCAAGACTGACACAGGCACCGTTCACTTGCCCACCGCGTTGCTGCGTGCGCAGTCGGTCTATCGAATGGCGGTAACGCAACTGCGGCCTGCTGATGCGCCGCGCATGTGCTGGGACTGCTTGCAGTGGGACATGCGCATCCAAGGGTGCGACCTGAACCTGCCAGAGGCAAAGCGCACCGGCGGCCGCTATGCGCCGCGCTGTGAGATGTTCCAGCCATGCCGCGCGAATGGGTGACAGTCACGCGCGAGCCGTGGTGCCTGTTGATCAAGCAATGCCTCGCGGCGATCGATCGACACAACCGTTTGTTTTTCGAGACCGGCGACCGCTCGCATCTGCTGCAAGCTGAACGGCTGCGGCAGTATGTGATCGAGCTGAAGGACTGGATCAGCCACCATGAGCGAGCCGCAGGTGCTGAGCCGCCACGATCGTGATGGCGGATGGATCGAGACGCTAGACCCTGGCAACGGCGGCGAGCTGTACTACCGCAGCTGCGCGCACGGCATGTGCCGGTACTCGAGCGATCTGTGGCAGGCCGAGCTGTACCTCGATCATCTCTTAGCCCGATGAACGCCCTCGAATTGGTTTATCTAGCCGTGATGTATTGGATCATCTGCGGGCTGGTCATCCTGTTGCTGAGCAAGATCTGCCCATAAAAAAAAGGGGGCCGAAGCCCCCTGCGTCAGACGAACCATTCGCTGAGCACCACGGCCAGCGCGTCCTCCAGCATCTGGTCATTGACGCTGGCGAACAGCTCGCCGAGAACCAGCAGCGTGATCGTGAGTTGATTCATTTGTCGATGTGCGGGTGGGTCGGGATCGCTCCCGATGCGGCGATCATACACCGCGTGTGGTGTGCCTGCTACTGATCGGCCAGCCACTGCGCGATCGCCCACTCGCCCATCGCCGACCAGAACGGCTGCGCGCGGTACCAGTCCACCCATGGCTTGTGGCCCTTGCGGCTGTTGCAGCTCCAGCAGCAGGCGACCAGATTGCTCCGCACGGTCAGGCCACCATGCACTCGAGGGATCACATGGTCGAGCGTCGGACTGCGGCCCAGTTCATCGCCGCAGTAGGCGCAGCGGTAATTCCAAGCGAGCAGGATCTGATCGCGCGCGTGGCGCCTTGTGACCAGCCGCGTCTCATCAATGTGCGCCTTGTCCACTGAGATCAAGCGGCAGGGGCATCGCCTCGATGCAAAGATCGAGGATGTCGTCGTCGTTGCCGAAGTGTTCCGAAAGGCGGCTGTAGAGGTTGGCTGGCAGCTCGTCGGGGTCAGTGTCGGAGCGGAGCACCACCTTCGCGGTGATCTCGATCAGGAACGCCCGCATGGGCTGGCCGCTGCTTGGCCAACGGTAACCGCTGCGACCGGATCAACCCCGATAACGCTGCCCACGGTGTATACTGTTTTCAGCCACAAGCCGGATGCATGGCCCGGAGATAGTCCCGTCAGCGACGAAGGCTGGCCATCACCCACAAGCCGGATGCAGGGGCCGGAGACAGTCCCGCCGACGACGCAGGTCGGCCGCCTCGGGGGTCGGGCGTTACCTGACCTCATCCATTCCCTTCGCCGGTGCCCATGACCTACGCCATCTCCATCGGTCCCTGGCACGTCGGGCCGTTCCCGACCGCAGCACACGCGCAGCACTGGGCCGAGCGCCACGGCTGCGATACGTGGCGGCTAATCGAGCTGGACGACCCAGCCGAAGCGCCGGCGATTTTGGCATCCATGAAAAAAGCCCGGCGATCTCACGGCACCGGGCCAGACGCTTCTGCAGCGATCGCAGCTTAGTAGGGCCAGGTGAGCCGCGGGCGGCCTTTGCGGATGCCGAGATGGACGAACCCCTTGGGCGCCCCAAGTCCGGTGCTGAACGGCCAGTGCTTCACGCACCAATCTTGCACTGCTTTGATGTCCGCCCCGTCAACGTAAAAGTCCACCGCACCAACGCCAGGCGCGTCGTAGAGATGTTCGCTGCCGCTGGCGCCACCAACGGCGCGGTTGATCGCTGCCGGCCTGTAGCCCGAGGTGATCGTGATCCGCTTCCCGCCAAAGGCGACGCGCACCCGCTCAAGGAACGCCGCCAACTCGGCTGCAGTGTCCACCTGATGCTGAGCAACAAAGCGCCGGGCCGGATCACCCAGCGCAAACTCACCCAGGGTGAAGTGTGCCGACAGCCTGGTCGCGAACGGATCCGATGGCCGCACTTTGACCGGGTGATCCCGTTCTGCCTTGGTGCCGCTCCACAGCTTGCCTTCAGCCTCCCTGCGGCGCTTGAGGCCGGCCTCGACGTTGGTGCCGGGGTTGCGGTACAGCAGCAGCGCCTCGGGCACCGCGGCCCAGTCCTTTTCGCGCAGCACGCGGCTGATCGTCTCAAATCCTTCGGATCCGTAGAACCCGCTGCCCAAGTTGTAGGCGAACGACACCAGCGCACACTTCTGGTTGTCGGCCATCGCCACCCAAAACGGGATGGTGGCTCGCAGCTTCTCGACGATCCGATCCACCTCCTGCCGCAGCAGCATGTCCGCTTCGACGCGGTTGATCTTGTCGCCTTTCTGCACTTTGCGACCGTCGCTGTAGCGCGTGGTGCCCCAGCCGATCGTCCAAGGGGCGCCACCTGACAGCGGGTCAGGGTATGCCTCGAGATGACAGCCCTCGAACTGCTGGATCAGGTTGATCGCAGCACCCAGGTCAGCCTGCTTCCCGTCTTGGCTCCAGGTATTGAACCAAGGCCGATCGCGGCGCATGGCTGCGGCGTAGCCGTTTACGGCCAGATCCTGCTCGAGCTGCGCGATTGCTGCGGACTGATGCGGGAGGTTGCGATAGAACCGAAACAGCTGCTCGAGGGTGATGGGTGCGCCGTTGCTCATCGCTTGACGCGGGGCGAGACGACACCGGCCAAGATCTCGATCACGCGGTACGCGCGCACGGCCACACGGGCGGCATTGCTCAGAGCTGCGTTGTCCTTGGGCGTTGGCGTCAGGTTGACGATTACCAGCGCAAAGCCATGGATCGCCACCGCTAGCGCCACATAATCAGCGATCCGGTCCATCAGTCCGTAGCGTTTTCCTCAGGCTAGCGCTGCTGCTGAACCGGGGCACCAATGTGGAGGCGGGGTTCCATCGCACCGATCACATGCGGGACCAGCAGGCTGATGATCACCGCTGCACCCATGCCCCATGCCAGGCGATGCTCCACCTGCCGCAGCCGGCTGAAGACGTTGTTGATGTCGTCGCGGCGCTCGCCAATGCTGATCAGCAGCGCCTCGACCTTGCCTTCTAGGGATCCGAGCTTGTGGTAGATGTCCCCATGCGATACGTCATCTGGCGCCGGCATCGTATGCGGTCATCTCATCTGTCTAGCCTAGCGACCCTGCCCGCGCAGCTTTTTGCGGCCACGACGTCGCGGCCTGGACCGCTGGCCTTGCCCTTGGCTGGTTGTCTTGGGGACAGGATCCTTGCGGACGGTGCCGCTTAGACCAGCCTTTGCTTTTACTGCCACGGCGTTCCGCTGGCCTTGCTGGGATGGTGCTGCTCGTCAAGCTGTGCCTGTAGGGCGGCTTCGATCTCGGTGACCTTCTCAGCACCAAATGCATCCTGGACCCATTGAACGCACAGCTCCTCGCTGAGCTGGCTGAACGGGATCAGCTTGTCCGGGCGCTCGAAGCCCAGTGATCCATACGCGCCGCTGCTATAGGTGCCGTCCTCGGCGGTGACGGTGTAGTGGGCGGTCATCACAAACCCGTCAGCAGTCTCGCGCTCCAGGTTGGCGATCTTCCAGGTAAAGGTGGTGGCCATGAGTTGATGCGTGATGGTAGGAGTTTAGGACGGGTGTCTAGTGAAGGTGACTACTAGTCTTCAGGCTCATAAGGTTGTGGGACAACAGCGTGCATGGCATCGAGCAGCACCTTTTCG